TGCGCTTCAGTGGTATGCGGCAGACCTCAGCTCTGAGCTGATCCAGTACCGCTATCTCAGAGGACAGACTGATCATCTCCTCTGGATTCACATACTCGCCTTTCTCAACTGCGCGGTAGGTAGCCTCGAACCTATCTCTTAGCCGCCACCAGAACTGCGCTCGCTTGTTTCTAAAGGTTTCACGGTTAGTCTTGTTGCGCTCAGTGCCGCCGCTGGTGTACGGCATCTCTGGGTCTTCTGCTGCCTCTGAGCCTTTAAACATTGAGTAAGTGATACCGTTCTTGCCAGCCAACGCCTGATCTACCTGACGCTTGAGAGAGACACCTAAGCCGTCCGCATCCCATAGGAAGTGGTCAGCGTTAGCTTTCAACGCCTTGTCCAGCGCCCAATCCATGCCTTCGCCAGCGTCACCTGTTACCATTTCACACACATCTAAGATCACGTTTCCATGCCTAAGCACAAAGCCTTTGCTATCACCACCTTCATCAGAAGGATCGTGAGACGCAATGATAGCGCCTTCAGCCTTCCAGCCGAGCTTTATGTGTGCGTCCTGTGCTGCCAAGAACCATTCCACTGGAATGATGCTGTCCTCATTCTCGTCATACGTCTCGCCTTCCCATACATGAGCATAAAGAGCCGCTGACATATGCGCTTGGTCATAGGCTCGCTCTTGCTCCAAGACTTCTGGGAACGCAGGATTGTCATTGTAGTTCATCCAGACAATCGTGTGATGCTCATCTTCGTAGACACCATCACGCCGCAACTCTTTCTCAAACGGCTTAACGAATCGTAGGAAGAATGGATCAGCCGCTGACCTTGGGTTAGCTGCCATCCAGATCTCTGAGCCTGCGGTTCTGAGCGTAGGAGTCAGCGCCTTGAGGCTGGCCTCAGATATTGTCTGGCTCTCGTCCACAAACACTCTGGAGAAACCGTGATAGGACTTTACGCTCTCTGGAGATCTAGCTAGACCGATATACTTGAACGCAGTCTCGCCGCCGTAGCGAATCTCATTGCGTTGAACCTCAAAGCCTTTCAGGTCTAGCCGTTCGATCTCAGCACACAGCAGCGTATGAATGGAATCATCAATGCTGGCTTGGAACTCACGAGCGCAGAGAGTCTTGATGCCTTGCGTCTGAGCTGCCAGTAGACACAGATCACCCATAGTCATGCTCTTGCCTGAGCCACGGCCTCCGATGCAGATCTTGTAGCGTTTGGCCTGCAAGAACGGAAGCATCTTCTTGGGTATCTGCATCTTGGGCATTATTCGTACTTCACAGTATTCTTTTTCTGCTTAGCCTTAGCCATTGCTATGGCGATTGCCTGATTCTGTGGCTTGCCTGCCGCCATCTCTGTCTTGATGTTCTTGGAGATAGTCTTTTTGCTCTTTCCTTTCTGTAGTGGCATTTCCGAATATCCTCTCAAAGTTTGCTTGGAATTCTTTCTGGCTCACGCTGTACGGTCTTGGCCTTGATCCTTTACCGCCTTCCCAAGCTCCTGTACTCATGTCAGTCTCCACAAAAGCACGGAATGCTTCCATCTATACCAAAATCAAATGTTTGCTGAGAAGTAGCAATTATCTTCATGTCAGCGTAACTGGGATGATCTGCTCTAAAGAATGCTCCAGCACCTTTTTGCTTATTCATCTGAGACTCAGCATAAATCCACCAATCTGCAAGGTCTGGCCTTTCTCGAATAATTGCCAGCTTTTTAGACGCTGCTTTCAAAAAGCATAAATCACAATTACCCCAATCAGTGACTCCATTGTTATTAGGCAAATTCAAATCAAATTCATTGTTAGACCAATAACTACTGACATCTTGTTTAGTTATTCCATCTAACCATAATGGCAAGTACCTTTCCTGCCCTGTACAAGTAGTGCCGTGAAGTTTTGATGCCCTGCGTTCTTCGTCAGCCCTGATTCCAACAAATCCAACATAAGGCATTTCCCAACCGATAGATAACAAATAATCTCTTATTGGAATTGATTTTAAGTCTTTCGTGCAAAACCGAGCTACTGGGTTTGGCGCTAAATCTCTAGCTTTCATCAAAGCCAAAAACGGTTCGCCATTCCGCGCTGCTGTATCATAAGTCACAGTCTTAACATTGAAAATTACTTTGGTTTTATGATCTTTTGGAGCTTCCTCTGCATAAGTCTCAAGCCAAACAATATCTATATTCCATTTTTTAGCGCAATCACGAACAAAGTCCAAAGTTTCTGGCATTTCCTTGCCTGTATTAGCAAAACAAACCTTAATATTTTCTGGAAGACACCCATCATACGCATCTAAGACTTTGCGAAGCATATAAGCGCTAGTCCTGCCTCCAGAAAATGCTATGACGCAATTTTCATCTGTTCTATAGAGAGATCCTTTGCTCACTCCATCACCTCTATCGTCCAGTGTGTGTCCATGTCCATCATAATAGGCTTGCCGTCTGCGCCTGTGTGCTCTGTGCGGCTCTTCTCTGTCCATCCCATCCTCTGGGATAGCCACAACTTCATGCTTGGATGATCGCCTTCCATCGCCTTGTCATAGAGCTTCTCGACCATCATGACACCAGCTCTGGTCAAACCACGGTCATAAGCCTCAGAAACTCTCGTGTCGCGCTTCATGATTTCACGTAAGGTGTTGTCGCATATACAAAAATATTTTGCGAGTTGTTCATGCGTTAATGAGGCGGCTAGTTTCTCAACTAACTCTACCTCATCATCTGTAAAAACTCGTTCAGGTCTTGCCATCAGAAGAACTCTTCCTTCTTAACTTCAATGATAGTTTGAGGAATACCTGCCGCAGTCCTTAGCTCTCTCCGAGCCATTGCTGCTACATACTCCTTGTGATCCTTATACCGAATCTTCCTGCCTTTAGACTTATCTGTCTCGTACATCACAATAGTAAAATCGTCAGCATCTACAGTCTTTTGCAGTAGATAATGACGATCTGGAGTAAATTCTTTGCTTCGCTCAAACAGGTCTCCTATTTTGAGTCCTATAGATTCTACCACACTATCACCTTTAGCGCCGCAAGCAAAACAATACATACCTAGCTTTTGACCTTCTGGCGTGTCATTCAAAAAGACACTCATGCTTGGATTACTGTCATCATGTACAGGACAGCAGGCAGTCCACTTGTTCGTGCCTAGCTGCCTGACCTTATCTAGCCTATCTAATACTGGTGAGTACCATTCGTCATTCATTAAAATAAATCCAAAGATTGTTGATTTTTACCCATCCAAATTGGAGCAGAATTAAAGGACTCTATTCTTGCCGCTATATTTGATGCTCGCTGCCCAGCAGACGGAGGAGCATACATACCGAATCTACTGAGTTGATTATTATTTCTGGCGGCATTTGTGCTATCAGCAGATGCCAAAGGCAGATTTGTGAATATATTTGGATCTAGCATTCTTAGTCCGTGGAGCTTAGCTCTAGGTCTGCCTTCTGAGTCGCAGCAGATATTCATTGCTTCACCCATTCTTGCCCACCATCCTTTAGTATTCGGAGTGGCCCACTGCCCAGAACTTCCAATCGCTACCCATTCAAATCTATCAACCATCCACTCTAGCCATTCCAAACTTTCGTGCAGATGCCAAATTGGAACACCTTTAGCTTTTAGTCCTATTCTCAGCCATTTATTGACGAGCTGAACATTGTCCTCCTCTGTTCCATCAATTTTGTCTGGAATTAAGCACCAATCAAAATTTGGATGCCGATATAAGGATTTAACCCAATCTACATAAGCATCAAAATCAATTTCATTTCCAGATTTTTTCCATTCAGTAAACGCACCATTATCAAGCACAAAAGATTGGCAATTTTCTAAGACAATATTTAATTGTTCTGGATGAGCAATACTTACTAAGCCGTGTCTTCCTCTAAGCAATTCAGCAGCGTCTGTTGTTTTGCCACCAATAGGTGTTCCGTGGTACTTAATCATGCTCGCTTACTCCATGCTATCTGACGGCTCTTGATCCAGCTCAGTGCTTCTGGGATTGGCTGTCGGCCTATCTGCTTGAGGCCATTAGGAGCGCAAGAGAAGCACTCAATGTACTTATGGTACGCCCAGCCTTTCTTATAGTTGTGCTGATAGCCGTAATGCAAGAGAGATGAGTACCACTGCTGTTTCTCCTCCTTGGTCAGCGTCTTGCGCCTTGTCTCAGCAGGCGAAAGGTTCTCTGCCTTGACGAGTTGTGTGCCGTCATCCTTGAGCGTTGGAGTGCCTATAGGAAGCTCCCATCCGCATTTACAACGAAGTCCTGTGAAAGCACCGCTGCACTGTTTGCAGTTGTGAAGGATAGGCTCTTTAGGCTCAGTCTTTGTTTGCTTGCGCTCTTGGTAGTTCCTATCACCAGAGTGCAGCTCTGAAGGCACAAAAGACTCAGGATAAGCGCCGAAGTGAGAGAGATTGCCTGCATGATCAAGCACCACAGCACGCTTTTTATCAGGATGGATGCGCCATATGCGGCCTATTCTTTGAATCCATGTGGTCAAGCTGCGAGTTTTGAATGTGTCTATGAGGATTTCTACGCCAGAATCGTCCCAGCCTGTATTCAGGATGCGGCTGTTAATCATCACCTTGTACACGCCATCCTCAAAGTCTTGATACTTCAGCTCTCTCGTAGCCTGATCGTCATAGCCATCAATGTGTACAGCTATCTCTTGTCCTAGCGTCTGATTAAATCGCTCTACGAGGCTCTTGCTGTAGGCTATGGATGGCGCAAAGCATACGGCTCGCTTAGTCAGGCCAGCAGAGTGCTTGACGTAGTTATCCACAATATCACCAGCCAGCGTGTCATCTTCCTGCATACGCTTGCCTAAGTCTTCAGCATCATAATCATGATCGCCTGTGTGTGACTTTTTGAGCTTCAGGTCAGAGACATCAACAGTCCTGCCG